AGCGTAAAGAGGCTTTGTCTAAAGCTATGAACAGATTGCATGACCCTGACATTGTTGGGTAATTTTCAATTTCAAAAGTTGTCCCAAAATTTGTGATTTACATACGATTTCATGATTTTGTTTTACTTATTCTTGGGCCTTCCCCAGCATTTGCTTAAATTGTAAGCAAGCCATACCGATATGACTAGGAGCCTTCTGCGCCCCTGTTTCCCACCTGGTATATGTAACCCTATGAACTCCTAAAAGCCTCGCTGCGCTTGATTGGGTGAGTCCTAGCACCCTTCGCCATTGGAGAAGGTTATATTCCATAAATGCCCCGCAAAGAAAGAGGGGAGCGAACCCCCCTTATTGTTAGTAAATGCCTCTTAGTACTCTAAACCAGCACAATCCATCATCATAGATTGGTTAGTAATCATAAGAGTGCGTAAAGACTTCAATGCCCCCCTTACTTGATATTTGCTAAACTCTTCTTTTTCTACATCGTCAATGATGTATCTTAGAACTGCAAACATTTCATCAAAATCATCATAAGCCTGATAAAGAGCTGCTGCGTAGATGTCTTCTTTGCTTACTTGTGTGGTCTTTTTGGTAGTCATGGTATTCCCCTTGGTAAAAATGGGGCAAAATGCCCCTTATACTGCGTTTAAATTGCATGGATGGCGGTTAAATACCAAATAAAGTATAAAAATGCCGCCAATAAAACAGAAATAAACAATGCTTGCCAATTTTTCATAATTACCCCTTAAGCGTAAGCTGTCCAATGAGAAGACTTATATAGTGGCTTATTACCAACTTGCGCTATAGGAGTCATCTTGAAAGCTGTTGAAAAACTAGACATTGTTAAATATGCTTCAGAGTCTACAGAACTCTTTTGAATGAGCTTACGCATAGGCTTACCAATGAAAGCGCCTAGTTGTGGTACTGAGTCGCCCTGCATAAATGCAGTTTCTTCAGATAGGCAGCCAATACGGCAAATTAGAGCAGTCTTACCAGTAACAGAGATAACTTCGTAATAGTCAATGTTAGTCTGGTCATAACCCCATTCACACTTAAACACATCACCAACCACTACACCGTGATTATTCATTGCATCGGCCTTTTTAGCTTTCTCTTGTGCTTTACGGTCTATCTTTGCTTGAACCTTTGCAAATGTCTGCTCTACTTCTTTTGTACGCTGTGCTGCATCTTTAAACCTGTATTGCCATGTTGGGTTTATTGCTTTACCTACAAAGCACAAACCACACACAACAGGATTACCAATTTGATTAGGCAAGTCCTTGTAATAGACTGTGATACCTAATTCTTTATGGTCAATGGCTAATTCGTAACCTTCTGGAATAACTCTTTCTGTCTGTTTCATTTAAATCCCCTTAAATGTACTGCGTTGATGTGTACTGCATAGATGAATTGTAGCGTATCACTACACAATGTATATAGGACAAACCCTTATATAACTAAATATTATTAATTGTGTTGTTTTTACATCATTACTATGGTTTTATGATATATTGCGTTTAATAAATTCAAAGACTTAGCATTTAATTGATTACTTAATTACAGAAAGCTATGGAAAACTCTAAACCTATAACTAAAAGCTATGATGCTTTGACTGTTAATGAAGACGGCTCAAAGGTTAAAACAAAGCGTATGCCCCCTAATGCTGGTAAGGGTCGCCCTGTTGGTGCTGTTAATAAACACACCGCTATTGCTAAAGAGGCCATCGCTAAGTTCGTAGATAAGAACTCTCCCAGGATGCAGCATTGGCTGGAAGAGGTAGCCCAGGGAATACCTAAGACAGATAAAGAGGGCTGTATTCGTTACGATAAAAATGGCGATATTGTATGGATTGTTCCCCCTAACCCTGAGAAAGCCTTTCTCATGCTCCAGGCTGTGATGGAGTACCATTTACCCAAGCTGGCTAGAGTAGAGAGCGTAGGAGATGAAACAGCCCCTCAACGCATGGTTATAAGCTGGAAGCGCCCAGAATGAGTGATTTAGAGGTTGAATTAGACTATTGCCCTAGAGATGTATTTGCAGATTATCATGACAGGGTAAAGCGCTGGGCCGTCATTATTGCCCATCGGAGGGCGGGGTAAGACAGTTTTATGTATTAACGACCTCATTTATAGGGCATTGATAGACGATAAAGAGAATGGGCGATATGCTTACGTTGCGCCTTACCTCAGCCAAAGTAAATCAATAGCTTTCGACTACTTGCTTAAATACTCTCAGCCTGTATTAGCTAAAGCCAACCAATCGGAGTTATGGGTAGAGCTAGTCAATGGGTCAAGAATAAGACTATTTGGTGCGGATAACCCAGACACCCTTCGAGGTCTATACCTAGATGGGGTAGTCTTAGACGAATATGCAGACATGAAACCCTCTATTTTTGGCGCAGTCATTCGCCCATTACTAGCAGACCGCAAGGGGTGGGCTACCTTCATCGGGACACCTAAAGGACACAATGCCTTCTGGGAAGTTTATAACAATGCTACCCAAGACCCTTCTTGGTATGTCAAAGTCCTAAGAGCTAGTCAGACAGGGCTACTTGAGCAGTCCGAATTAGATGACGCAGCTAAAACAATGACTCAAGACCAATACCTTCAAGAATTCGAATGCGACTTTGAAAGCGCTATATTAGGGGCGTACTTTGGTAAAGAGATGCGCCAACTTACCGATGACGGCAGAATATTAGACATTGAATATGACCCTCTATTCCCTGTGCATACAGCATGGGACTTGGGCTATTCAGACGACACCGCAATATGGTTCTTCCAAGTAGTGCATGGAGAGATTAGGTGCCTAGACTACCATTCTAGTAATGGGCAACCTGTGGCATTTTATGCGGGGATTATTCAATCAAGAGAGAAAGAGAGGGGCTACGTCTACGGAACTCATTGGCTACCTCATGACGCTAGGGCTAAAACCCTGTCCTCTAATCGAAGCGTTATTGAGCAGCTAGGTGATAAAATACCTTTAAAAACAATTAAGATAGCCCCTAACCTTAAACTCCAAGACGGAATACAAGCTAGTCGCCTCGCCCTAACCCGTACTTGGTTTGACCATAAATGCGCTGATGGCATTGAGTGTCTAAGACAATACCAGCGTTTATACGATGAAGACTCAAAGTCATTCAGGGACAAGCCTAAGCATGACTGGACTTCTCATGGTGCAGATGCTTTTAGATACCTCGCTCTTACTTGGAAAGATGAAGCAAAGATTGTCACAGCAGAAGACCCTATTCGTGGTGTTTTTGTTGGTCAAACTGATGTAAGCCTTAATGAGCTATGGAAAGAGACTAAGGTTAAAACTGACAATAGAATATAAAAAAGGTAAAATAAGCAAACATTTCGCCAAATATTCAAACATTAAGGCAACTCTATGGCAAACGATAAAACAACAGTAGACCACAGTTACGAAGATTGGTATAAAACTATTATGGGCTATGAGCGCTCATATAAGCGTTGGGAAGCTAGAGTAGACCGCATTGTTAAAAAATATAAGGATGACAGTCGCTATGACCGCAATCCTAATGCTAGGTTTAATATTCTTTGGTCAAATGTCCAAACCATTCAACCTGCTATCTTTGCACGCCTTCCACGCCCTGACGTAAGCCGTAGATTTAGGGACAATGACCCTATAGGCAGAGTCGCAAGTATGATGCTTGAGCGTGCTTTAGAGTTTGAAATTGAGCATTATGGCGACTACAAGTCTGCTATGAATAACTCAGTCCTTGACCGCTTATTGGGTGGTCGTGGCGTTAGCTGGGTGCGTTACGAGCCTCATTTTGAAGCAGACGAAGAACAGCCTGACGATGGCTTAGAAATTACCGAAGATAGTGACGAAGCTGAAACTTTTGAGGGTATGGAGAATGAGTCCCCAGAAAGAATTGAGTATGAGTGCTGCCCTGTAGACTATGTCCATTGGAAAGACTTTGGACACACAGTTGGTAGGACTTGGGAAGAAGTTACCGCAGTCTGGCGCAAAGTTTATATGTCTCGCCCTGCCCTTGTTGAGCGTTTTGGCGAAGAATTGGGCTATAAGATACCGCTTGACACCAAGCCTGACGACTTAAAACAGTCTTACAAGTCTGATGACGGAGTATACGAAGCCCTTGTCTATGAAATATGGGACAAAGAAACAGGAAAAGTCTTATGGATTTCTAAGTCACTTGGCAAGATTATTGACGAAAGAGATGACCCATTAGGACTAGAAAACTTTTGGCCTTGTCCTAAACCTCTTTACTCAACCCTAACTACAGACTCTTTAGAGCCTATTCCTGACTTTGTTATATACCAAGACCAGGCTAGAGAATTAGACGCACTATGCGACAGAATTGACGGCTTAATTAACGCATTGAAAGTGCGTGGTGTTTACGATGCCAGCGCTTCTGAGCTACAACGCCTATTTTCCGAAGGCGAAAACAACACAATGATACCTGTCCATAACTGGATGGCTTTCGCTGAAAAGCAAGGTATGAAAGGTGCTATTGACCTTGTAGACATTACCCCATTCTCTACTGCGTTGATGGCTTGTTATCAGGCGATGGAGCAAGTCAAAGGGCAAATATACGAATTAATGGGTATTGCTGACATTCAGCGTGGTCAAACTGACCCCAATGAAACACTTGGCGCACAAATTATT